TGTAAGGAGGCGGATTACGCGAAGCGCAACCCGCTTATGACATATGATGTCATCTCCAAACACCCCCCAATACCCATTGAGTTCATTAGGCTCAAGGGCGGCGAGGAAAGTTCTGTATGGTCGAACAGGTTTAAAACCGAACGACTTGATACAGGCGACTACGACGCAGGAGAAAACAAGGGTTTCGAGGGGAAACGTATAACCGTTTCCCATTGTACTAACCATGTTTAACTCCAGTTGCGTGCCAGAAAGGCTCCCACAAGGAGAGCGAAGCAGCTTTAGCGTGCTCAAGAAAGAGCGCGGCAAAGCCCATTCTAGCATGGGTAAACCCAATGAGTCGGAAGCATTGCTTAAGTCTAGCGTAGCCAGACTATCAGTCACGCTGCCGAAACACGCGGCCTCCTGGTTGATCTGCGGTTGGGAAGTAATATCGAGTCCAAAGAAGGACACGAGTCTTTCCTCCAACAGTCGGCCGAGCCCTAGCTGATAAAACATATTCAGCGTGGGCTCAATGGCAATCAACCTAGATGTTGTGTCGTCTTTCGGGACGAAGCTGAACCTACTACCCGAGACTAACTCCGGATCTCCGAAAAGACTTGCGCGGTTGGATTCCGCGGTCGCCCATGTGGATTTCTGGTCGTTAGCTGCCGCGATCTTATATGCGGCTACTAGTGATCCCGATGTACACGTCAGGGGTGACGAGAACAACTTCGTATAGAAGTCGGTCCCGTGGGCCCCTATAGCAACGCCTGGCCCACACCTACCGCGATCGAAAAGATCGCCAAGGTGAAAGACCAGGCTATGCCCCTCGGGATAGAGAAACCGGTAGAGCAAGTTCTTAAACTCACCCATAAGTTCCTCATCGAGGCTAGTACAAGGATTGTAGACCCAGGTTCTACAACGCTCATTTGAGCGCAGGAACTTCTCACTGGCAACAACGTCACCCTCCGGCGTCGTCCCTCTTAAGTTCTTCCTGAACTTTTTAAAGAAGGACTTCGTCAAAGAGATAGCTGCTACCTGCGACGGGTCGCAATCAGGCCCCCAATCTTCACCGGGTTTAAAACCGGATGGAAGGTAGGCCGAGAGATCAGTTAACAGGTCGGAAAAGAGCAGATCTGACATTGCCATGGTCATACTCCATTCTCACAACTCCCAAGGTCTCAAGCTAATTCGAGAATAGCCCTCCGAAGAGGACTCTCTCGACGATCGACTGGGTTTTCTCCCAGACGGTCGGGTCGTCGTCTAGAATGACGACAACCGCTACGGCGAGGATGACGATCTCCCATAAAGGGATAAACCGTCGAACTCTTCTACGCTTCGTCATGGTAGCACCTAGCAAAAGCTAGATGACACCAGTGACGATGGCGTCGCCGTACTCATTGCTCTGCTCCCAAAGGGAGCCAATGAGTAGCGAGAGACCAGCCCTGATACTTTCGGGATCAGCCGTATCGGCACCAGCCGGCACGGAGATTTCCAACTTGCAAAGCATAATCTGCTTTGGTTGGCCCGACAGGACATCTACCCCCTTACGGAGGGAGACAGTCCACGTATTCTTGGGCACTGAGGGGAGTTGCCCGTTCGCTAACAGCGCGGGAAGGGTTTTGAAGACCTTCGGACGCGTAGCTAGCAAGGTGAACGGGTTTGAGGGAGAACTGACTTCGACACCCGTTTGGGTGCCTCCGAGCGCAGTAACGGCTCGGGCCACACC